CGACACGCCGAGAAGCAACGAAGCTGATTCCCAATGGGAAAAATCAGAATCCGTTGTGGATGCATTCAACGGAGCTATTGATTTGTGCCGCCAACTCGAACGCGAGCTAGCCGCCGCGAACGCGAAGATCAAGGCGCTGGTTGAGGCGGGGGATTATATGGCTGAACGATGCAGTCTTTGGACCATTTCAAGCGGTAATTTCTTGTGCGATGAAGATCGGGAGTCGGTGAACGCATGGACCGCCGCAAAGGAGGGCGCGAAGTGAAACACACATCCATCAAATACGATCTTCCGGCAGCCGAGTACCACGCGATTGATGCGTTGTCGGCGAGTGCCTTGAAGGAGATCCGTAAGTCACCAGCGCACTATTGGGCGTGGAAACACAATCAATCGCGCAAGGAATCCGATGCGATGCGATTCGGCACGGCTGTTCATTGTTCTGTTCTTGAGCCTGGACGATTCGCATCCGAATACATTGTTTGTCCTCGATTTGACGGACGCACCACCGCCGGCAAGGAAGCAAAAAAGGAATGGGAAGCCAACAACAAAGGCAAGACCCTGATTGAATCGGACGAAATGGAAGCGGTGAAGCAATGCACCCGGTCGATTCTGTCCCACCCGATTGTTGGCCCACTGCTCTTCAAGGGAAAATCCGAGGTCAGCCTTTTTGGCCAGGACGATGAGACCGGCGTGGATATGAAGGCTCGGCTGGATTACCTCACCGACGACCTGATCCTCGACGTGAAGACCACGGATGACGCGAGTCCGAAAGGATTCGAACGCACCGTGGCGTTGTACGGCTACGACATCCAGGCTTCTCATTACCTTGAGATGAGCCAGCGTAAGCGGTTCCTGTTCATCGCGATTGAGAAGGTCGCTCCGTATGCCGTGGGCGTGTACGAGCTTGATGATGAGCTTTTGGAATTCGCTCGCATCGAACGCAGGGCGAGGATCAATTTGTACGCCTCCTGCAAGGAAATGGACAGTTGGCCAGCCTACCCCCAGGTCATTAACAAGATTTCGCTACCAAGTTGGCGGAAGAAAAACGAAACCGTAACGCAGTAAATCAATAGATAAAATATGTTTAAAGTAGATCGCAAGTCCGCATCCGGCGCATTCATCGAAACCCCTGGCACCTACTTGGTGGCAGTGGACAAAGTGGAGGAGAAGATCACCCCAAAGGGCGACGAGGTGGCCGTTGTGACGTACAAGGACGACGCCACTGGCAACACAATTCGGGATGATTTCTACAACACTCCAAAGTCGCACTGGCGCGTCAATAGTTTGATCGTGGCAACGGGTGCCGACATCCCCGACGGTCAGGAGATTGACTTCGAGAAGCGCGGCACGTTCGTGAAGTTCTTTGGAGAGACGTTTGTGGGCAAGACGCTCACGATTGTGGTCGCCAAGGAAGAGTACGAGAAGAACGGTGAAAAGAAGTCGATTTGCAAGGTGAAGAGCCTCAAGCCCTCCGACAAGGCCGATGACAAGATTCCTTACTGATCGAAAGTAGGAAAACAAAGGCCCCGCACCGGAAAAAACAATAAAACCGGTGCGGGGCGAACAACAACAATAAACCGCGTTCCCCTAACACGAACAAAATGGACCTCAGACCATATCAGGTCAACTTAATTCAATCGGTTCATCGGTCTTGGGGCGAGTTTGATCGTATAATCGCGGTAGCCCCAACAGGATCCGGAAAAGCGGTAATGATGGCTTGTATCGCCCGGGATCGGCTTGAGTCGGGGCCAGTTCTAATTCTTGCCCACCGCCAAGAGCTTATTGACCAGGCCATTGACAAGATGGAGCAGGCAACTGGAATTAGGGCAGTCAAGGAGATGGCCGAAGCGCGAGCGACCGGAACTGAGCGCATGGTTGTGGCATCGATGCAGACACTAACCCGGCGCGACGTGTTTGGAGATGGCTATTTTAAGACAGTGATTGTTGACGAGTGCCACCACCTTGTATCCGAAAGCTACCTGAATTTGATGGGTCGGTTTACGGGGGCCAAGGTGCTCGGAGTCACAGCCACCCCGGATCGGTCGGATAAAAAGCAACTGGGCAGCTACTTCCAAACGGTCGCTTATGAGATTGGGTTGCTGGACCTGATCGCACAAGGATACCTATCCAAAATTGTGGTCAATCGGATCCCGGTGCGCGTGGACCTGTCGAACGTCAGCAAGCGAGCGGGTGAGTATGCCAGCGAGGAGTTGGATTCAGCTATTTCACCATGGTTGGAAAAGATCGTTTCCCACATTCCACGCGACCGGAAGGTTCTCGTTTTCTTGCCACTGATCGCCACTAGCAAAGCCTTCACAGAAATTTCTAAGTGTGCTGGTTTTGATGCCGAGCATGTCGATGGAACCTCACCGGATCGCTCCGAAATCCTTGGTCGGTTTGCAGCCAAGAAAACCGGCATCCTGTCCAATTCAATGCTGCTGACTGAGGGCTACGATTGCCCGTCGATTGATTGCGTGCTTGTCCTGCGGCCCACGATGAGTCGGCCACTGTACAGTCAGATGATTGGACGCGGCACCCGAATATCTCCAGGAAAGGAAAACCTTTTGGTTCTGGATGCTCTTTGGCTTACCGGTAAGCACAGCCTTGTCAGACCGACGAGCCTTGTCACAGATTCGGTTGAAGTGGCTAAGATTGCCGAGGAAATGCTGGACCAGGGCGAGATGTGGGATGTTGAGAAAGTGGTTGAGTCGGCCAAGGAACAGCGAGAGCAAAACCTCATTAAGCAACTCAAGGAACAGGCAGCGAAGGCGATTGGCAAGAAGTTGAACGCGATTGACCCGCTTGAGTTTGCCGTGAGCCTGCATGATTCAAGATTGGCTGAATACGAGCCTGTTATGGTGTGGGAAAACGCACCTGCAAGTCCCAAGCAAATCCAGATGATTGAGCGATTCGGCTTGGCGGGTGATCGTGTGACGTGTAAAGGGCATGCGAGCGCGATAATCAATCGCATCATGGACCGGCAGCGGCTCAAGCTTGCGTCACCAAAACAGCTTAAGTGGTTAATCAAATTGGGTCACCCGAAGCCGTATCTAGAGACGTTCAATGGAGCTAGTGAGTTTTTGGACAAACGGTTTTCCAAGCGAAAGACCAATGACAAAAATGAAACGTGTCAAAGTTGTTGAGCGCCATTTGGGCAGGGAAAAGGCGTTTGGCCTTGCATACCCTGACGGGTTGGTGGAACTGGATCCAAGGCAAGACAGTCGAGAGTATTTGGACACGTTGATTCACGAAATTTTGCACGTTATTGAACCTAAATGGAGCGAGGATGCCATTTGGGATGCTGCAAACGTGTTGAGCAGTAAAATTTGGAAAGCAAACTATCGGAGGATTAGAAAATGAACATCAATTACGAATGCCCAGAATGCGGTCTTGAGCACGACATTGATTATACACCAGCAAGGCCCGGCAAAATTCATTGCCACCCGGATAATCAAACCCCTGATGAGGATGGAGACATTGACCCAATGTGTTGCGAGGAATGCGGATGCGAGTTTAGTTTTGAAAAGGTCACTGAGAAATGGAATGAACGATGAATGTGATAGCGATTGACCCTGGCGTTGGAGGTGGAATTGGCAGATACACCACGGCACATGGAATTTGCGCTTTCAAAATGCCCGATGGAGTTAATGCAATTTGGGACGCGGTTCCATCTGGCGGAGGCGTGGCCTACATTGAGGATGTTCCAAAGTATTGCGGCGGAAAGATCGCATCCAGTTCGACAGCGGTTCTGTTCAGAAACTTTGGTCGCGTTGAGGGGCTACTTACCGCGCTAGGATGGCGAGTCATTTTGGTCCCGCCAAAGGAATGGCAGGCGCGATTGAACCTGGGCGGTCGAAAATCGGTCGATTCACAACCGGCGTGGAAACGCAAGCTGAAGGAAGAAGCTGAACGACGGTTCCCTAATTCCAGCGTGACATTAGCCACTGCCGATGCTTTGCTGATACTGGACTACGCAATGGAAAAGGAAGGAATCAATCGATGAGCGACGAGCCGCAATTCACTGCCGGTCAAACTTTCGTTGTGATCGCTCTGGAGCGTCCGATTGAAGGATCCGACGAGGTTCAGAGGTCCGAGGCTCGCATTGACCGGTCTCAGATGCCCGAGATGACCAGCGAAATGTTCCAGATGTTGCTGAATCAGTTGGAGCAAAACCTATGAAAAAAACGCAGCCGATCCCCAGCAAGAAAAAGCGGTTTATGGCGGTCGGTTGTACTCACGGTGAATTGATTCACCCCGGGTTTGAGAAGGCCACTCTTCGGTTCAGACAGTTGTTCCATCCGGATGCAGTGATCCATTTGGGAGATGCTTACGACACAAAGGCATTTCGCACGGGCGCACGCCCTAACAGTGGTGACGCTGACGAGGCTCATTCAGTATTGCCGGACTTGGAAATGGGTCGCAGGTATCTTAGGGAGTTGCACCCGACTGTGTTTTGTGTTGGAAACCATGAGAACAGATGCTTCAAGCTCAAAAGCCATTACAATGTGGTAATCTCTACGGCTGCGGAAGCGGTTTGGGACAGGATGCTTGAGCCGGTGAAGGCAGCAAAAGCGAAAATTATTCCGTACACCGTTTGGGATTGGCATGAGCTTGGGGATTACAAGTTTTTCCACGGGTTTAGTTACTCGGTGAACTACCTGCGAGATACGGCGATGGCATTTGGCAACTCTGTTGTGGCCCACGCTCACCGACCAGGCATTGCGAAATGCAATCGAGTGGACAATGCTACGGCGTTTGGGGTTGGGACCGGAATGGTCATCAATCAGGCGCATTACGCTGCGGAGCGATTGGGAACTCTCGCTTGGGGGCACGGGTTTGTGTTCGGTGAGTACGATGAAGAGCATTGTTGGCCAGTGTTGCACCAATGGAACGCTGGCGAAAAAGAGTGGAGGATACCGGTATGATGGATAATGAGGAAAACGCGATCCTGAAGGCTTTGGTGGACGCCGTATGCTACCGCGAGCAACCGATTCCCAAGGGTTTCCGGACCACACAAGAATGGGTCGCCAAGTTAGGGTTTCATCGCGGCAAGGTGGGTTTGATCCTAAACGAAGGGATCAAGGCTGGCATTGTGGAAAAGGTGGTGCTTAGACGGAAAGTGTCTGGTGCCATGCGTTACATTCCCTACTACAAAATCAAAAAGAAGGGTTGAACCGGCAACGGTTCGGGACAGCATCGTCCTCCACATGTCGAACAACCTGATCTTTCTTGCCCGCTTGATTTCCGGCACCCGATCCGTTCTGATTGAGCAACCGGACAAACGCCCTGATTTTTGGGTATGCCGTGATCTTGAAAAAGGAACAACCCACGTTGTTCATCGTCATCAATTTATCGAATCTCAACAAAATGAAAAACTCATCCGAACTGGCGACCAAGCTGCTTGAGTTCCGAAATCAGATCGTCGTCCTTCATTGGCAGACTGATTCCTACGCGCAGCACAAGGCCCTTGGCGGTCTGTACGAATCGCTCGACGACTCGATTGACGAGCTTGTGGAGACTTTTGCTGGCATCAACGGAAAGGAAGCGATCCACGAATCGTTTGTGTTCAGTGCGGACAACTTGGGTGAATCGGGAACCGAACCAGTAGCTGTGCTCAACCGGTTCGTTTCGTTCCTGTCGGGCGACTTGTCCAAGCTGTTCGCGGGCAACACCGATCTGCTTAATATGCGCGATGGCATTCTGGGTGAAGTGAACCACACGCTCTATAAGCTCACCTTCAAGTGACATGAGCGATAACTGCATTGTCTCCTCGACCATTGAGGAACGCGGCAAGGTTTACGGCGAACCGCACCTGAGCCACGAAAACATCGGGTTGGCCTGGACCGGCCTATTGCAGCAGCACTACGGCATGAGATTGGAACATCCCATTCCCGCGTTCTTGGTCGAATTGATGATGACCCAGTTCAAGGTTCAGCGGTCGGCCAGAGTGTATCACTCCGACAACTATGTGGACCTCAAGGCTTACGCGAGATTCGCGGAACACGCCCAGGCAAACCCCGGCAAGGATTTCACCGGCTAACGCCGTTTACCACTAGACAACAAAAGACATCTTTGGAAGTCTAGCCCCGTGAAGCCGGAAATTCTAAACGACCCGTTAGTCAACAAGTCCTTCAAGATGCGTCAGAGCATGGTGCGGGAGATTAAGCGTCGGTCAAAGGAATCCGGTGTTCGCGAGCTTCACATGGCCCATGAGGCGTTTGCCCAGTATTTCGCGTCCAACTTCAAAGCAACCAAGTAAAACAAAACAGACATGAGCGACAGCATTCAGTTCCCCAAAAACATCCGTTACCCCGAGGAGCAGCTTCAAGTCTGGGAATGGCAGAACGATTTCCAGCAGCCGGTTTGCCCGATTGAGAAGTTTGGCAAGTACACCACTGTGCCCGAGTTTTACGCGACGCAGTTGTCATTTGTGCAGGAAGAAGCCGGGTTTGAACTCAGCGGAGCAATCCTTGCCGGTGATCGGCATGACCTCGCGGACGCACTGGCCGACAGTTTATTCACCGCGCTTGGGCTGTTAAACGTGATCGGTGCCCCGTGCCCAGCGGTTGTGCCGCTCAATTTCGAGAAGCTCGCTCCAGCGCAGACCGTGGAGGTGATCCTGAAGAAACTTTCCACCTGCAAACTCAGCCAGGACGTTCTCGACTACACCGGAGATTTGGTGACTTGTCTGGAGAAGATTGCCGAGGACGAAGGCATTCCTCTTTTGCCCTGCTTCAATGAAGTCGTCCGGTCTAATTACAGCAAGATGTGGATGACCGAGGAAGTGAATGAGGCAAAGGAAAAGCCGGAGTACGATGGCTGGTTGTTTACGCGGGTGACCCAAAATGGGTGGATCGGAAAGAACCCCGATGGCAAGGTGAAGAAGTCGCCCAGTTTTTCGCCTCCTGATTTCAGTGGAATCTTGAACCTGAACTGAAATGAACAACGGAAAACTCGTCACCCGCGCCGATTACGCTCACATCCTAATTTCTGCTGGCGTCAAAATTGAGAACATCAATTTTTCTTCAGACGAGTATTGGTGCCCGTCGAAAGATTGGCTAATTGATTTTGGCAAGTGGGTAAAATGGGATCGGCCTGATTACACAGAGGGTGTTTTTGTGTGCTTTCAATTTGCTCGTATGGCTGCGGCTGAAGCGGATCGTTCTGCATTGCGAGCTAAACTTCAAAATCATCATTCGTTTGGTGAAGCGTTGGTTAATGACAACAATACCTCACATGAAATCAATTTGTGCCTGTGCGACGATAAAGTTTTGTATGCGTTTGACCCGCAGTGCTGCGAAGATACGAGTACCATTGTTCCTGTTGGTATGTCTGAGTATCGTCCTGTTAAGTTCCGGGTGTAAAAGCGACGGCGGATCGTTTAACAGGAATGAGCCCCCTGTGATGCGATAACAACAACAAAGATAAGGACAAAAGCTATGTCTAAATGCTTCGGTGTTACTGAAAGCAATTATTGGAGAAAAACAAATCCCACTGGACCTGTTAGATGGAATGGGTTTTGTTCACATTGCGGACTTGCGTTTGAAAACAAACCATTTTCAAAGGGTTCAATGGACATTCAATCCGATGGGATAACATTTACAATGGTTCAGCCATTGGTATTGATTGTTGATAAAAAGGAGGTGTTTATTGCCAAAAAGGGAGATCCTATTTTGGTTTGTTCTGCGTGTGTTCCTGTTGAGAAAGCAAAGGAATGACTACCGAGCAACGCGCAATCAGGTGGCTTGAAGCCACTCCCGGAGCCGTCAGTGGTAGCGGCGGTCACAACGCCACATTCGCGGTAGCCACCGCCTTGGTGCATGGGTTTGAGATCGAAGAGAACACCGCCCATTCGCTCATGATGGAGTATTGGAACGGCAAGTGTCAGCCCCCTTGGACAGCACGGGACATTGCTCACAAAGTGTCCCAATCAGCCACGGTAGGCCACAGCAAGCCTCGCGGGTGGATGCTCACGGAAAGCGGATCCCAAGCACCAGTCACCGAGTCGAAGAAGTTCGTGTATCACAAGAACCCGGTCGCTATCCCAGAACCCAAGTGGATGACGACCCGTGACTTCCTCATTCAAGCCTTCCTGCCCGAGGAAAAGGTCTGCATTTGCACGGACGTGGATGTCGATGAAGCTGGGAAAGCTAGGCCGGTCGGACGCGGTACCTTTCAAACTCGTGAATGGTGGCTCAAGGAATACTTTCCCGAGGGCGGAGAGATGGCGTCATTGTTCAAGCAGAAGGGAACCTACCTGCGGATAAACCCGTGCTTGGACGATACCGGTTCCGACAATGGAGTTTCATCCTACCGGCATGTCTTGGTCGAATCCGATTCGTTGCCCAAGGAAGAGCAGAAAGCCGCATTGCTGGCCTCCAAGCTGCCCTTCACGGCGTTGATCGACTCCGGAGGCAGTTCGATCCATGGATGGGTTCGCGTTGATGCCTCCGACCGTAAGGAATGGGAGCAACGGCGCGACGAGGTTTACAAAGCCCTTGAGCACGTTGGCATCGACGCCAAGAACAAGAATGCCAGCCGGTTCAGCCGGTTGCCTGGGGCTTTCCGCGATGGCGTGGAGCAGAAGCTCGTTGCCCTCCGGGTCGGTCCTCAGACGTGGGATGAATATATTGACCTAAAGGAGTCAGAGAGTTTCCCCAAGCCGTTACGGATTAGCGCACTGTTGGCCTACCGCAAGGAAAAGGATGTCGATAACATCATTGGCGACCGGTGGATGCGTCGAGGCGGAAGCGTCATGTTGTGCGGTCAAACTGGCGTGGGCAAATCCTCCCTACTGATGTCCCAAGCGATCAGTTGGGCATTGGGAATTCCGTGGTGGGGCATTGCGGTTCACAAGCCAATCAAGATCGGCGTTATCCAGGCTGAAAACGACGAGGCGGATTTGGCGGACGCTTTCCAAGGGCTTTGCCGTCACAACATTGAAAACTGGAGCAAGGCAACTATTGACGCATTAGAGGAAAAGGTCTTGTTCTTTGAAATCAAAGATTTGTGCGGAGATTCATTCATCCGATTCCTGCACAAGATTGTCGTGAAGCACAAATTGGACATGGTGTATATTGACCCGTTGATTGCGTACATCGGGGGCGACATTTCGAAGCAGGAACACGTCAGCGGTTTCCTCCGCCAAGGGCTTGCGCCGATTCTCAAGCAAACCGGCGTAATCGCCAACGTGTTCCATCATTTCCCAAAACCCAAGAGCAAGGATGAACAAGCGACATCTACGGCGGACATGGCCTACTCAGGAACCGGCTCAAGCGATCTGGCAAACTTCTTTCGTGAAGTCATCGTGTTGCGTGAGAATGGATCTGCCGACCCAAGAGAGTTTACGCTCACACTTACCAAGCGGGCCAACCGGTCTGGAATGGTGGATCACTTGGGTAATGCTGCTAAGGTTATTAACATACGGCATTCACCGGCAGGATCCATGGCTTGGGAATACTGCGAGCCACCCAAGTTCGTCGTGGACAGATCCAAATCCGAAAAGGGCAAGAGTTGGAAGCGTTAGGCCGTCGTGGTCGGCCCGTGGATCTTGTTCGGAGTCGTCGCGTAAGGATCCTTGGTAGCTTTCTTGATTCGATTTCGGCGCGACAAAAACGATTGCTTGGACCGTTTGCGGTTCGGGTCAAGAGATTGTGACGGCATAGCAAACACGTCGGCCACGAATGCGCTCATTGGCCCCTCCTGTTCGCGTCAATGTTCATGGTATGGATTTCGTCAGCTTCCGGAGAATCAGGACCAAAGTGTTCAATGGCGAAGTTTGAGAATCCATTGATGAACGCTTTGGCGGTCATTGGATCAATGCGATTGATAGGCGTCACGGCAAGCTTGCGAAGTTCCGGAGTGGTCAGGATATACGAAGCGATGGCGTACTTAATCTTTTGCCCACGGCCAGCGACAGCCGCCAACTCATTTGCGGCACCAAGAGTCCCGATACCGCTTGACCCGCGTACTGCGGAACCTATTGCGGCCCCGGTGCCACGGGCAAGCAAGTCAATCAAAGGAGAGTGAGAAGTAACGTCTCCGCCTGCCTTTTCGATTTCAGCCAAGCTCCGCAATGTAGATTCCAACGAATCCAACTTGCCAGCGCCGAGGACAGCCTCAGAAACCCCGCGCAGTCTGCCGGCTTTGCCAAGCGTTGATTCTGGAACCAATTCTTTGAGCAAATTGTTGGCGCTAATTCGACCCTGCCCGGTTGACCTGGAAAGCAAGTCGTTTACAAAACTGAACTGCAAATCGTTAATCAACTTGGGATTGTGCGTAGCAATGACTCGCATTGCTTGTTCCGTTTGGGCGGGGCTAAAGGTTTCCCCGTCCATAATTGACCGCATGAATTTAGACGGATTCTTTTGAACCAATTCAGAAAGACCGTCGGAGTCCATTTTAGCCAAAGCGCCAACCACGGTTCCGTTGTATTGCTGCTGAAGCTTTTGAGACTTAGCGAATGCATCCGAAACCTTATCCATTACAGACTTGGAAGAGGTTGGTCCCAGTGCGTCAAACAACAGTGTGGAATCCTCAACTGACAAATTATCAATGATCTTTTTTGGATCCACTTTGGACACAGCGTTTTGCTTCCTTGCAAGATCGACAATTTTGTTATAGTTGGGAAAAAATTGATTTCTGATTTCAGGAGCCAACGAGTCAATACCGTTAAGCAATTTGCCAGCAGAAATTTCACCAGTGACAGAATCTTTGGCTGCACTTCCAATTTCGTTGAATAGATATTCCGAAGCGGCATCGGTGATGGCTTTTGCGCGGGCCGGTGGAACCGACTTTTTAATCTGTTCAAGAAACGATGGACCGTCCGGAGATCGCAGCTTTGTAGCAATAGATGCCGGACCCGCGCCGCCTTCAGGTCCAAAATCCTGAAGGATCTTGTCCATCATCGGATTGTCGAACGTGCCGTATTTTTGCTTGGTTAACGCATTTGCCTGCTGAAGATCGGTTTTTAGTGAACTGCCAGGTAGTGCAGAAATACCGTTTTCGATGTCTTGAGATACAGCTCTGTAAAGCTGCTTTTTCTGGTAATCGCTGACACCCGGGAACACAGCATCATTTCCAATTGAGCTGCCAACTTGAGTTCTAAAATTTCTCATCTGCTCCAGAGTCTGAACACTTTCAAGATCTGGAATAACGGATGCAAACTTTCCGGTTCCAGATGGCATTACCGAAGTTGTCGCGCCACCGCCAACACTTTGAACCGTACTTCCTTGAAGGTTGTTGCTCCAATTTCTGGTTTCGGTTGTTGGAATGGTAACGGCTCTGTAATCGGGATTGGATGTTACTTTTTGAAACGCGGCCTTTTCCTCTCCGCTCAAATCAGAAAATGCCCCTTGAATCTCGTTGCGAACTCGATTTCCAAAACTGGTTGGAGTAGCCGAAGTGCCAGGAACCAAAGCGCGGGCTTGGTTTTGGACATCGTTAAAAGCAGATTGAATTGAAGGGTGAAGTTCTTTGGAAAGTGATTCAATTGCGTCCTTTACTGGTTTGGAAACATCCCCAATTTGATCGCGAAGGGTGTTTACTGTATATTTTGCCAAATCCTGATCCGTAACACCAGAATTACGCAATTGAGTGGCGGCAAAGGTAATCTGCCGTTTCAGTGCGTCTTTGGATTCTGGAGACAGTTCAGACCCGGCCTGAATGTTTTTGATGTTGTTGGCCAGTTCCGGTGTCCCCACGGCTTCTCCAACACCAATGGGAACTTCAATTCCGGTCGTGTCTTGAATTGCTCGTCGGGCGTCGGAAGCCGCCATTTGAGACACGGACGGATTTTCAAACGGCCTGAACAATGTGGCAGCAGCTTTGCGCGGGCTTAACAGATTCTTAGCGTACAGATAAGCTGTTGGCATGTATCGCTCCACTGCTGCGCCCAAAGCGCCCAGGCCGGCCCCCAGCCCGGTAGATTCGGCAATGCGCGTGCCGGCCCCTTCCTGCATTCCAGACAACGCTTCCTCTGTGCCCTGTTGAGCGGCACCACTAAGAGCACCGCTTGCCGCGAGACTGCCAACGCGAGATGCACCACCTAGAAACCCGGCTGTCGGCGCGGCGGCAAAAACACTAGGAGCAGCCATCGCGGCCAGTTCCGGCGCAACCACTCCCGCAATAACTCCAGCGCCTTTGGCGCGATTCACACTGCGTTGCTGTGGCGTATCCGTCGGCAAGCTGAACTGCTGCGCTGCTGTTCCGGCCTCAATGGCTCCGCCAAGACTGTCCAAAAACCCAGGTTTTGATTCCTGAACAGCTTGGTCGAGCGCGGAAATCTCTCCGGCACCCTCACGGCGACGCAATTCTCCAACGGGTGCGGCAGTATTCTGTTGCGATCCTATTTTAGAATCATAAGCAACCAAAGCATCAATGTCCTCTTGGGTTGGATCGCTGGGTTTATTCCATTCGTAAACCCTACCAGATGGAGAATTGAATTTAGACATTGATTTATTTGGTAAATGACCAACCGGAAGGCAGGCTTGATCCGGAATTCGCCGCAGGGGGAGTGCCCGATTTAATCAAATCAGGAGCATACGTTTTGATTGTATCCAAGTTGAAATCCTGTGCGTAAGGATACAAATGAATGATTCGGCTATTAGCGGTTTTGAGGGTCTTGACAAATGACGACACCGAATTGACGTAATCATTGTTATTGGCCGACCCAATCAAATCAGCGAACTCTTTCTGTTCAGTTGGAGTCAGTGCGGATCCGTATAGACCTTTTCGATAGGTGTCAACAACGCCCTTGATTTGAGTCAATGCGTCCTTTGCATCCAACTGTTCCTGAGTGGTCAATCCCTTCCACTTACCGGTAAGCGTAAACTTCGGCTTGTCGATAGGCCCAATGTAGTCTCCAAAAGCGTCCGGATGATTTGTGGACCCGTATTTCTGGTTGAAATCTTTGATTAGCGAAAATGCGCGATTAAGACCAGTAATTGCCACATCGGAATTGTTAAACGTCTTGATGAGATCGTTCGGCGGCGACGCCTTGCCTTGTTCGTAAGCGGTTTTGACGGCTTGAGCTTCATTTGGATCATTGGAAATGCGGCCTTCCGCCTGAAGCGTTTTGACTGCGTTTTCAGCTTTTTGACCTTGAACTCCGCCGGCAGTTTTTACAGCAGCTTGTGCCACTGAGGTTTGACCACCAGGGACAGAAGCTCCTTCAGGAACAGTTGATCCAGCAGCCAAACGCGACCCAAAGAGCGCCGCCTGCATGGCGTCCTTTTCTTTTTTTCGAGTCAAAAGGATTGGTGCAGCAGCGTCAAAAATTGCTTTGGACTTTGCCGGATCAATTCGACCGTTTTGATCCAATCCACCGCTATTGTCCAAAATAACTTGATGTTGACCTTCTTCGTTCAAAACCTTTTGAGCTTGGTTCAACTGTTCCATCTGACTGTCGTAAGCTTGTTTCTGATAGAACCGATTCTGAGCCATTGGCAAGTTCTGGATCACAGGGCCAGTCATGTCTCCAACTGTCTTGAGCGCAGTAATGCTTTTCAGGTCGCTTGGCGGTTCAGGGAATGGAGCCGTCGGGTCGCCCTTAGCGTTCCACTGGAGATACTGTTTTTGCCAATCCTGAACCTTGGGAAGATCCTCGGAGAGAAATGCGTCCTGCTCTTTTTGATGCTGCAATGCGTAACCGTGTGTCTGAAGAGCCAATGCCGCCTGTTGCGAAGCGACGGACTGCTGTTCCTGCTGCAAAGCAAGGTGGGCTAATGAAAGCTGGTAGTTCCTCGCCTTGTCGGCTAGCGACGATCCGGCTCCAAACGCCTGCAAAAAAGTGTTATCGTTTGCCATAAAAATCAGGATCCACCAGCATCATGCGGAATAAACGAATTAGGCGTGTAGTTCTGACTCAGATTTGCATATGAGTTGTACCCGTAAGGGTTCAGTCCGCCGTACATGGACATCATGTTCTGCTGTGCTTGGTTGTTTAGGCTAGACTGAAATCCATAGCCAGCAGCCAATCCGCCAAACTGTTGGAACGAGTTTCCCAACGCAGCCAAAGTCGGGTCAGGCATCGCATTCGCTTGAGCCTGAAGGTTGCCCTGCTGCATTGCTCCAGTAGCATTGAACTGAGCAGTTCCGATGCGCTGCTGTGGTGACAGGAACATGGAGCTAACGCTCATTGGCTGCGCGGTGGCCGTGGAGCGTTGGTTTTGGATGTAGTTCAGCGCATTACCAAACCCCTGCTGCTGAATGCCCATTGAGGTCAGACCAAGGTCGCGAGCGGTAAGACTACGCCCAAGTCCCGAACTTGCGCCATACCCGCCAGCAAGCGCCTTAGCCGCTGAGGATCGTTGAACCTGAGAAGATACATCCGGATTAATCTCTCCACCAAGCTGGCTTTGGATGTTCTGGGATGCTTTGGAAATGATTTGGTCATAGCCGGGAATCGCCTTTCGGAGTTGCTCAGTAAGCGCGGCCTGATCGGCGGAACTGGTTTTTGCGGCAAGCTGTGAAGCTGAATCAAAATTGGCAAGATTACCTTGAATCGCTTTGGATTGCTCGGCTGCGGCGTCAACTGGCGTGAATGCGGGAATCTTCGGCTTGCTACCGGCACCAAGAAGCCCGCCCACAAGGCTTCCAACACCGCCTAGAATTCCTCCAAAAATTGGGTCCATAATTAGTAAATCGTGTTCAATCCGCCGCCAGAAATGTTCATGCCAACCATGCGAATCGGGGCCACTGCGTCACCCAAGAATTGCATGGTTTGATCCTGAAGCGTTTGCACAGCTTTTTGCTCGTACAAAACCGCCTCTGGCAAGAGGTCGTTTTCCTCCTTACGAATCGCCTGGACCATAAGCTTGATGGCATCCGCGCATGGTGGAATCACCAAGTCGTTGTCCTGACTTACCGGAATATGCCTCAATTTGGCCATAACGGTTACCGGAATTGTGCCGTCAGTCGTGCAGCCGCAAGTCGATCCGGTCGTTGGAACGCAATTGATTGGCATCATGCTCTTGCGATATTCCGGAAGAGTTTCGTCCGGGTCGTACACCGCAATGTCGATTTCCAGCGTGGTAGTCGTGTTGTACTCGTACAAACGAGACGACGTGTTGGTGACATCGCGGATTACGGTCGTGAGAGACGTGAAATAATTGGTGGTTTGACCAAACGGCATTGCAAGAGTGATGCGCTCGCCATCAATCCACGCGCCACCAGGTCCGGTGGTCGTCCGTATCCAATTTCCGTTTTGGTCGTATCCCTGAAATGTGATGTACTTTCCTGCATCTGAGGCATCCCCGGGATACACCCGAATCTTGCTTGTTGTGTTTCCGGACATCTCCTTGTAGGAACACACGGATCCGCGATCCAGCATGTTGGAGCCGGAATAGTAAGCGCCACCCCAAGGGGTCACGTCTGTCCCGCCGGATTGCAGGCCAAACCCGCCCTCAAGGAATTCAAACCATTGATTGCGAACTTGGCCAACACCGAAACAGGTCGCCACGGACTCAATGGTCTCGATCATCCGGGGCCAAACGATACACCCGTCTTTGGTGTAAATTGTAAATCGACCGTAGCATCCGGCCCATAACCCCTTGTTAAGCAAGCGCCTGATCGCTTCGTTTGTGTATGAAGCGACACGAGTATCGTCCACGCAGAACCCAAGTACGCGAGCAACAAGCGGTTTAACCTGTGAAAAAAGGAGCTTCATTTTGCGTAGTACACACGTCCAGTTCGTTGAATGAAATACACGCCAACCATTGGAGGCAAGTTGTTGTGGGCTACTGTGTTGCCGTTTGAATCTCCGCCAAACGAATTGGTTGGTTTCAAATCAATTGAGCTTTCTGGCGAAGAAAGATTTGTTGCCGCAAGAAAATCAGCGGATCCGCGCTGCGCTTTTTCGGCTCCCTGATTCTCAATTGTATGAGTATGCTTTGGTGTTTCAGAAGCAATTAACGTATGTTTGTCCTCGCCAACAATTCCAGTGCTTGTGGTTAATGCTCCAACTGAAATGGTTCCGCTATTGGCAAATGTGCCTACACCAACAGGAAACACCGCAGAAAGAGCCGTATCAACCTGCCACATTGGGCCAGCAGCAGGATAAACCGTAGAAGTGCCGTCTCCGCCATCGTAGGAAAGAAGATCCGTTGTGTTTCCCAGCCAGATTCGCCGCTCTGCACTTCCAGAATCGACCGGATTCTTACGGACCCAAGCCGTGTAAGCATTGCTCCAAATCCACCAATTCGCATCATTATCCAGCCAGGGATAGATACGGTTGTCCGCCGTAGGTGCAGTGTTGCCGGTATTGTAATACAAATTCCCGGTCGTAGCAGGGAACTGAGCCGTGGTTTGACCGATCAGATCGTTGGCCAACGCCTGATAACTGGTTGGGCAATAATTGATCGGCAGCGTCGGCGGAGTCAGCGAAATCAGGGTGGTTGGCAAAGGCATAAGCGTAATCAGTTTCCAGGATCAGACCGGTAAGCAAACAAGTATTGGGCGCATGTATCCAGCATCGAACAGTCGCAACTTGTTTGGCTGGAGCAGTTCAGGGCCAACGATGAGCATGCCGAGTCGGTTCGGCATTCGCCAACGGTAGGCTCTTGAATTTCAATGGCATTCACCCGTAGAAGTTTTATCCGAGCATGCCCTGTCATTGCAATCCGCAACTGGACATCAAATAGACGCTTAAACTGTTCTCCGATAATCGGGTCGCACGCATCCGAAGGGGTCGGAAGACGCATTTTAGGGCGATACTGAGGCTGAAGGTTTTGAATTGGAGCGCCGCATCCGGATCCGGAGCACAAATTGATGTTTGCACATTCCGACCACGAATGCCAACAGACCCAGGCCGGATACTGGTCCGGCTTGTATTTGACATCAAACTCGCAGTTTCCGCGAAGGTCATCGACCCAAATTTCAGCAGAATCTAGGCGCTTTTTGAACTGCTGCTGATCGAAGTTGTACGCCTTGGTTTGAATTTCCCACTGAATAGGGGTTTGAACATTTGCTGCTGGCGTATCTGAATCGTCGTCTTTGGTTATTTCCCAAATCTCAACAGCCATTGTGCTTCGATTTCTAGCAATGATATATGCATTTTCATTGCCAGCATATTCAACCTTGGCGACTTGATGAATATCCAAACCAGTCCACATTCCCTCCCAAGACGGAGGAAGCTTACCCTTTAGTCCGGAAATTAGATTGAATTCAAGGATTGATAATGCTCTATGCAAGACTCCTTTATCCGAGTGATATGGAGAAGATGTCATTATCAATCGGTTATCGAATGTGATGCCAGAACAGTAGGCCAACAGGTCCGATTGGTCCTGTTTTACCAAAAACGACATCTCATTTGACAACGGAGTGTTGCCCCAATCGCTAAATTGCCGAAGGCCGGCAACAAACGAGCGAATGCCGTCTGGAGCACGATAGTACACATCACCGTTTACAGTAACGCACGACCTGGCCGATACCGACCCATAATTAACTAGAGAAATGGACTGAATCGGGTAGTTCAGGTTTTTCCAAGTTGTGCGATCCGTTGGTGCGTTAATTGAGAACACATACTTTGGAGTCATTATTAGCAGTGGCCCTTGACCCAAAGCTGTGTTCAGAACAGCCGGTATGCCTATCCCGGTAATGCCTCCTGAATCTTGAGCAACGGTAAAATCTCCACCTTCGTTTAAGAACGTGTTTTCAGTCTCTTTCAGAACGTCTGAACGCTGACCATTGCCATATACAATATCGGTAGCCCTAAATGAAAGACCGTTTGGGAGTGCGTACCAAATTCGCCCCTGAACATACCCCATCACGGTTCCGCACTTAATCTCATCATTGCCAGCGCGACGCATGGATGCTCCGTCCCAAATCAAAGGCCGGCTGAATCCATCTTGAATGATTAGAAAGTTTTCAGCCTGAAGCATCCAACCTTGATTGAAAATGGATGGGTTAGGATCTCCTGGAATGCTGATTTCTGTAACCGAAGTGGATCTTTTATCCCACAAATAGACACGACCACCGATTAGAAAAACGAGATACTTATGACCGTCATCTGAAACGTATCCAGAGCAGCATTGAAATGTTCCCGTGATGTCTTGTCCTGACAATTGGAATGGAAACTTCTTCCACCCTGGGCGGGTGGAACAGAAAGCACCGTAAAAGGTGGTATTTACTGCCCAAACCACCTGATTTCGGTTAACAAGGTTTGGCGAGCGCCCCGTGTCAACTCCGCCCTCAAACGAGATTGAACCGTCGCTAATCCTTTTGGGTGCGCGTTCGCTCATGCGGAAATCTTGGTGATGGTCACTCGACTACCTTGCTCAAACACCGAATTCGCAGAGGACGAATCAGCGTAAATCGCAACCTGAATGGAATCAGAATTGGCATTTGTGATTTGCACAATACCACCAAGAGAAAGAGTGACAGATTGGGCACTGGTGGTGGTTATTCGGCCAGTAATCCCGGTAACCGCTGAATTCTTTAGAACCTGAGCAGTGTACGTTCTTGTTCCGGAATTAGGACGAACATACAGGGATACTTGTATGACGTAATACCCAGTTGTGGTTGGGGTATATGCTCCATTAGATCCAAAGGCTGCTTCAGTTTGAAAACCAATGGTTGTGGAAGGTTGATTTGCCGCTACGAAAATTACAGCACCCAATCCGCCGCCGGAAACAATTGGAACAGTCCATCCGCTTTCGAGACTGGCAAAATAGACTGATAGATATTGGGGGTTGAAGGCATTGGCCAACCCCAAGGCCGTCCTGGCTCCTGCGGCTGTGCTTGATCCTGTGCCTCCATTAGCAATAGGTAGCACTCCGGTCACCGCGCTACCAAGGTTAAGTTGCTGGTAGCTTGCTTGAACGCCTACACCATTTGAACAAATGGGATAGGTCGCAGTCCCAACCGAAAGCTTGGCCAAGGCGGAGGTTGACGAGGCTGAAAGCAAATCACCAATTGCGAATGTCGATTGCCCGGTCCCGCCTTTCGGGGCCGTCAAGGTGCCTGACAGGTCACTCGTTGGAATTGTCGTTACCGTCGTAACCGCCCCAGTGGTCGTCGTCACCTTGGCATATCCCGAAGAAAGACTTCCAAGAACTTGAGCATTAGGAAGTGATCCGTCTGCCGTTTGAATCAGGTAGGTTGAAGTGGACGGAGCGCCGCCCCCGGCTGCTCCAGTGGTTCCCCTAGGCCCTGCAATGGATACTTTCTGACCAAGAGCAATAACGGTTGTTGCTGGAACCGCTTGAATGTTTTTGCAGGTAATGGAATTGCTCGTAAACGAGATAACCTCAAAATATCCCGCATTCCCGATATACACTTCCAAGTATGCTCCTCCAGGGCTAGACGGCAAAAAGCTGGTAGAATCCACCGAAACCACTACCGTAAAGCTGACGTTTGGAACCGTAAACTGAGCCGTGGTTGTGCAGTAAGCATTAACCCCATTTGACCCATTGGTTCCGTTTGACCCGGCTGGACCGGTCGGACCAGGGATATTCACTACGGTTGGACTGGTGCCGCATGTGCAGCACCCCGAGCTACTTGGAAGTTGAGCAGGCATAACAACAAAAACAAATGATCGAAACAGCAACAACCGAAACCGTTGTTCCCACCGCGATTCAACCGCAAAGGCTCCTTGAATACAAGTACGGGATTCGGACCAATGTGCGCCTTACTCCCGCCGACGTGGAATGCTACGCATTTCGGAATAAGCTACAAATCCACGAAGGCGGCCTTGGCACTTATGGGCATTGTAAAGAATTGTCCAATATCCTTTGGCCAAAGCTCATTTGGCATGAATGGCTTGAACGACAGATCGAGAGCTTGTGCGAGTCTAACTATGTAAGCTGGGCAGGTTGCGGCGCATCGGGAAAGACCTACGGGGCATCTCTCTTTGCCATGCTGTTTTGGGCAGCAAACCCATCCAAAACGGCGGTTGTATTGACCTCAACCACCGCCAAGATGATCCGAAAGCGTATGTGGGGAAATATCCAAGGGCTTTTCCGGGGGTCCACGGGATTTCCGGGCAACCTTGTGGACTCAAAAATGACCCTCCAGTCAGTACGAGGAGACGATAAGCACTCAATCTCGGCAATTGCGGTAGCGGAGGGAAACACCGCCAAGGCTGTCGCCAACATTCAAGGTATTCACGCGGAACGGGTTATGGTAATCGTTGACGAAGCTACGGACACACCAGAGGCGGCGTTTGAGGCATGTACAAACCTGTCCAAAGGCTGCAAAGAGTTCAAGTTGTTGGTGATCGGTAACCCTGCCAGTAAATTTGACCCCCATGGCCGTTTTTCCACTCCCAAACACGGTTGGGGTTCTGTTGACATTGAGGATGAGGAATGGGTTACGCAACGCGGGGTTTGTCTTCGGTTTGACGGGTCAAAGTCCCCAAACTTCAAAGCTGGACGTACCTTGTACCCATTTTTGATTACAAAGCAGCAGTTGATTCAAGCCAAGGAACACGAAGGCGAAAATAGCCCTACGTTTTGGAAGTACACCCGTGGCATGTGGGCACCGGATGGCATGGTTAAGACGGTTCTATCTGAGTCCCTGATCGATAAGCACGACCTCCGTAAGCAGATCATTTTCCGAAATGCATCGACCAAGATCGCCTCGTTGGACCCGGCATTTATGGGTGGTGACCGGTGCATCCTCCGATTTGGCCGCTTGGGAATTAACCTTGCGGGCATTATGACCCTATCCTCTGACGAGATTATCCATATCTCGCCAAATGCCATGTCTCAGGAGCCGGTTCATTATCAAATCGCTAATTCAGTAATTGAGCATTGCCAGAAACGCGGAATCAGGCCGGAACACTTTGCCCTAGACTCGTCAGGCGAAGGCGGCGGATTGGCCGACATCATTCAAAAGACCTGGGGCCAGATTGTGCGCGTTGAATTTGGAGGCAAGCCTTCGCAAAAGCCTGTATCAGAAGAAGATGCGCGTCCGGCAGAGGAGGTCTATGATCGCAAAGTGTCGGAACTTTGGTTTAGTGTCCGACAGTGGGCCACCAAGGACAAGCTGGGCGGGCTAGACAACGATACTCTTAAAGAGTTGTGCGGCAGGATGTTCAATGATGAAAAGCGTAAGATTGTCGTCGAGAGGAAATCCGACATGAAAAAGCGGACGGGCCGGTCTCCGGACTTGGCTGATGCTTTTGTGGTCATGGTTGAATTGGCTCGTCAGTTAGGCGGAGAAGGGGGAAAAGAATCTAGGTCAGACAAGCGGTGGGACGATATGGTCCACACTTTTGATAGTCTGCATACCGACGAAAATACTTATGTGGAAGCTCCTGAACGCACATTTTGGTCCGAGGGGGGGATGGACGTATCGCATTCCTGAAAACGGGATTATCGTTAACGGTGGGACTTTTGAGGCATTGGTGACCGAGGCGTCCAACCATTACTTGGCCAACAATCTAAAGGTTCCGTACAACTTGGAAAACATCATTCTCGCATACGTTTGTCAGACCTACGCCGAATGTAGCTACGACAATGTTCCCAATGCGGTAGCGAGAGGAGTCATCAAGTCTTGGCAGTTGACCGATGTGATTCGGTTTTCCAAGACCATGTTTGACGCCATGATTTCTGGAGAGAAAGTAGAACAGTCTGAAGCAGATAGACGGGCACAAATTTGTTCCACCTGTCCCTTTAATGTCCAGCCGGACGGTTGCGTTGGGTGCAATAGCAGGCTGCTTAAAGAATCCATTATTGCGCTTACCAGGGCCGGTAAAACGGAATATGATAACCGTTTAATGAGTTGCAAGTTTTGTGGCTGCTTCATCAATGCCATGGTTTGGTTTCCGCTTTCAACTTTACAGAAATTCACCGACCCTCAAGAAAACAGCGATCTTCCTGATTACTGTTGGAAAAAGGCAAAATAATTTATGATCGGATCAGTTACCGCAATTCGACTTGAGAATCTTAACAAGGACGGCTCCGCACCGGAGACGCGCCTCAAGGATCCCCAAGAGGCGTCGCAGATGCTCAACCAGATGCTTTACGCGGACGCCATGCGTAATAGCACCCGGTCACGCCTGCGAGGTCTTATTGACGGAAACCAGCCTTACAGCCCTGCTGAACTCCGTAAGAACGGTCAAGCTTTCCGAACCAACGTCAATTTCCGCGAGTCAGAAGCGTTTCTTGGGCAGGCCACCGGCAATTTCTACGACGTGTTTGCGGAAGTGCCAACCTACGCAACCGTTCGCACCAAGTACGGTCACGATGAGGCCAAGGTTCAGGAATGGTCCGGAATCATTACCGAAGAGTTTGACCGACTTCAAAAGGCGGATCGAGATTTCGATTATCTCATGCAGCTTTCTCAGCGGGAAATGGTCCTTATCGGCATTGGCCCGATGTGCTTTGAGGACGCTACTAACTGGAAGTGCAAGGCTATCATGGCCACGGAACTTTTAGTGCCGGATGGCACCAAGTCCAATACGTCCGATTGGAAAGTTGCCATGGTCCGCGTGAAGATGGGCGTGGATGAGCTTTACCAGAAGATTGAGAACGAGGATGCGGCCACGGCTAACGGGTGGGATGTTGAGGCGTGCAAGAAGTCCATCATGGACGCCATGCCGGAACCTTATCGGCGCGGCACCCAATGGAATTGGGAATACGTTCAACAGCAGCTTCGTGACAACAACATAAGCTATTCGGCCCGGTGCGACGTTGTTCTCGCCACGCATGTTCTCTACAAGGAATTCGACGGCAAGATCAGCCACCGAATCATTGATGAGCGAAACACTCAGGTATTCCTGTATTCCAAGCTTCGCCGGTTTGATTCTTGGGATTCGGTGATCCATCCCATGTACTACGACCGTGGAGATGGCACGCACCACGGCGTCAAGGGGCTTGGAATCAAGATGTATCAGGCGATGGAGCTTAAGAATCGCCTTTGGTGCGCTACGTTCGACGCGGCTTTTGCGCGAACGCAGATTATGTTCAAGCCGACGAGCGCAAATGCCTTGAACAAGACAAGTGTTGTTCAGATGGGTCCGTATTCCATCCTTCCTCCAGATTACGAAGTTGTTCAGACCAACATTTCGGGTGTCCTAGATGCCCCCATGGCGGCAATGTCGTCGTTGGACGGGGTTATTCAAGGCAACACGGCCCAATACCGGCAAACGCTCACCAAACCCCAGGGCAACCCGCGAACGGCCACGGAAATCCAGGCGATCATTTCCCAGCAGTCGGCACTTGGTAAGACTCAGCTTAACCGATACTACGAGCAACTTGATCGGCTGTTTGAAGAGAAGTATCGCCGAGCCGTAAATCTAAACCTTCCTCCAAATGTTGATAAGGATTGGGACGAGGCGATAGCTTTCCAGCAGCGTTGTATGGATCGCGGTGTTCCCAAGCAGGCGCTTTTGGATGTCGATTACGTCCAAGCGACTCGCACAGTTGGCCAAGGATCTCAATTCGTGAAACAGCAGGTTCTTGGGTCACTACTCAACATCGCTGGAATGATCCCGTCCAGTGGTCAACAGAATCTCTTGTCAGACTATGTGGCATCGCTTGTGGGTCAGCAAATGGTCAATCGGTATGTCCCTCAAGGTCAGACCGACGCAAAGACTCAAGATCAGGTGGCCCTGGCAACTTTGGAACACACGTCAATTCACACTGGCAATCCGGCGATTGTCACAGACACTCAGAACCACCCGGTCCATTGCACGATTCATCTTCAGGCGGCGACCGAGGCTGCGAATAGTCTTCAGCAGGGCGGAAACCCGCAGGAGGTCTTGCTATTCCTTCAGGGAATCGAGCAGCACGTTTCTCAACATCTCCAGAAGATGCAGAACAACCCGATCCAGGCCAACATGGTCAAAATGTTTGCCCAGCAGCTTCAGGAGATGAGCAAAGTTGTTCAGGAGCTTTCTGCACATGTTCAGGAACAAGCGCAGTCTCAGGCACAGATGCAGCACGCCCAGGCAATTCAGTCCGGTCAGGATCCCAAGACGGCGATTCTCGCCGCGCAGACTCAGCAGCAGATCATGCGCGACAATCAACTCGCCATGGCTGAAATGCAGCGTAAGTCGGCCAAGTCTCAAGTTGATTCGCAAGCTAAGATTGCGAAGACGACTGCGGACATCAATCGGGCAAATGCCCAAGCGGCTGCGGATATTAACCGGTCACGCATTGAATCGAGTCATCCGGCCTAAAGCATTTTCAGTGGTGTTCCGGTGTACCATTCATGCTCCGGAATGCCAACTATTGGAAACGGCTCACCGGACAGCACTCGTTTTCGCAAACCGGCTATCCCTTCGTCCCCAAAATAGTTTGGGTGATATTTGATTTTGAGAGCTTGGTTTAGAACTGCATGGCTTTTGTCGTTTGGTGAATATCCAAAATCTTTGCGCTCAAACTGAATGTTGGAAACGTGTCCCTCCTCAGATTCCCAAGTCATCATCCCTTTGTGATATTGAAAATGGACACCAATGTTCCCAAGCATTATTCCCATGATGCAATCCTCAAACCCCATTCCATCACACATGGCTTCCGGCCATCCGTTAACGGATAGCAATGTGTGAACTGGAGCACATAGAGAACATCCATAAAGCCAGTTTCCGGCGCAAACCATTGGGACAGCAGTTGCGGGCCTGTTGTCATGTCCACTTGGACTATCACGATAATGCGTTACCACTCCAGTTTCAGCCTCCACGGTAAGTTCAAACACTTTTCTATAAGCACCCAGTGTTATGAGTCCGGTTTGGGACGCCTCAGAAACAACATCTACCCACCCAGGCATTAGCACGCTAAGATCATCACAATAGACAATGTGACCGTCCGGCGCGAGACAGAGAGCCGTGTTGCGAGCGTTCGATGCTGCAAACCAATTAGTTTTTGTGAGTCGATGCGGACCCTGCCAAACGCACGGCTTTGGAGGAACGTGAATCGCGTTGTGCTTGGCCAACATATCCTTGAATTCCTTGGGCCGATTCAGGCAATGGAAATCAACCACGATAAGCTGCGAATCGGGAATCTTTTGTTTGAACCCTTGGTGATGGAGCGAATCCAGAAACCATTCAATGTGAGGCTCTTCCCGGTTCGTCATGTAGCAAACAGTGACCATGTTTCTTAAAAGTTGACTTTTGTTGGCTTGGTTGGAATCGTGACCTCGAAACAACAAGAGATCCTTCAATGATTCCATCCGATCTTCAAGCACTCATCCTAAATCAGCTTCCGCACATGAACGGTTGGTGCGATCCCAAGAAAGCCCTGGATCTCGCGGAAACGGTTCTTGAATCCAAACCGTCCGTCTGCGTTGAGATTGGGGTTTTCGCCGGAAAGTCTCTAATCGCAACCGCTATGGCGCTTGAACACGTTGGACACGGCAAGGTATGGGGGATTGACCCTTGGGCCGTCGCTGATTGCTTGGTGGACGAGAACGAGGAAAACAAAAAGTGGTGGTCGCAGGATGTCAATTTGGAGTCCATTTTTGCTGAAGCGTTGAAACACCTTACCGACCGTGGCCTGTTAAACAAGCGTGCCGAACTGATTCGTCAGTCGTCAATGACGGCATGGAGGGGGTGGCCTGCTGACAGTCATCCAATCGATATTCTCCACATTGACGGAAACCATTCAGAGTGGGCCAGTAGCACGGATGTCGTTCTTTGGCTACCCTACCTCAAGAGCGGAGGAACTCTGTTCATGGACGATTACGATTGGGCTTCTACCCAAACCGCAAAGCGACTTATTGAGCGCCATTGCACATTGATTCGTGAAGAGAAGCTTCCGGAAAGTCATTACGCGGTTTATCGCAAGAAGTAAAACCCATGCGTGACATCATTCGTGATCTAGCATTACGCAGTCTGAAAAACTTTGTTGGAATCAATAATGATTATGCGGCTCAAGTAAAAGAGATTAGTGAACTGAAGAAACTCATTGAAGAACGAGAGCTATATTGGAAAAAGCGAGAGTCAGAGCTAATTGAAGATCGTGACAAATGGCTTGAGCTTTCCGACAAATCACAATTTGCCGCTGACTATTTAATGGAACACGCCAAACAAGATATCCCGTCAATTACTGAACAGACAATCTGGCCTGTTAATATTTTTGATCTGAATCCCGAACCCAATGTTTGCTACTTCAATCCATCAATATGCAAACTTCAAAATGGACGGGTGTTTATGTTTGTCCGTCGCAACTCCAATCGGGGCGGTCAAGAGGGAACCAAGTTTTCTGAGTTCAACAACATTGTTGCGTTTGAGTTGGATCCACAAACCATGGAGCCAACTGGTGTTAAGCGCATCATTACACTAAAGGAAAACCATGCCGGAGAACACTTTGAAGACCCGCGAGTCCTGGCTGTTGGGAATTCTGTCTGGTTGTCGGTGTCGTCCTTCGTGTGGCGAAAGTCCTACACCCACCAAGCCTTTTTCCAGCTTGACCAAAACCTGCAATGCGGATTGCGGATTGACCCCGTTTATGGAAAGAACTTCATGCAGGCCACGGTCAACGAGGGACATGAAAAGAACTGGCTATTTTTCCCACACAACGGAGTCCCGCACTTTGTTTACAACACGCATCCCCATACGGTTTTACAGTGCGACGGATCCTTGTCTGTGGTTCAAAAGCACGAAACATGGGAGACAAATCCTTTATGGCAGCATGGCCACCCTCGCGGGGGCAGCGTGCCTGTTTTGGTTGATGGTCAGTATTGGAGCTTCTTCCATTCCAGCCTTCCTTGGACCTTAGACAAGCGCCGTTACCACATGGGAGTCTATTCGTTCCAAGCCGAGGCTCCGTTTAGAATCACGTCAATGAGCAGCCTGCCTATCTTGAGCGGATCCAATAAAGATCCATGGTATCCAGCATTGCCACTGGTTGTTTTTCCGGGTGGAGCTATTCACGACAAGGATACTGGCATGTGGACTGTGGTTCTGGGTGTAAACGATTTGCATTGCGCCAAAATCACAATACCACACGCTGACGTTAAGGCTTTATGCCGGCCAGTTAGGATTCAAGTCGATGAGCCGGAAACAAAATATGACGAGTTTGCAATTAAGCCGGCTCAAGAGCAGCGAGTTGAATTGATTCAAAAAGCATGAAAAAATCTTTGATACGTTGGTTTAAGCGTGCCCCTCGTTCATTTACCACTGAACGAGACATTCCAACCATGAATCCGGAAGAGTTTCAGTCTTCCGAGCCATTGATGAATGGATTGCGACGATCCATTAACAGCCAGGCATTCCAAGTCGCTCTTCGCGTAATCGAAGACGCAAAGCCAATCGGCATCCCTGGTGCCGGAACGCAACCTACTGATTACGCTTACAACTATGGGTTGGCTCTTGGCTACTCGATGGCACTTGATAACCTTCGCAACTTGGCCAACTCCGTTCAGCAGCAGCAAATTGAAGCCACCTTTACTCACAACGCAGAAAATCCAACTGAAGTTCCCGACAATCTATGAGCGATAGCCCTGACATTCCCCATGAGACACTTAACCCGGGCACTGTCCCGATTCATTCTCAGAACAATGATGGGCCTAGCCCTTTCCTTGATTCATTGCGTGAGTTCGTCACGAAGAATGGCGCGACTCTCGTTCAGGAAGAAAAACCCAAGGCATCGGCTAAAACCGAACAGCCGGCTCCTGTAATCGATCCAAAGCCGGCAGTCACAAAGATTGACACGACCAAGGCGCCTGATTTCACAAAGGCTGAAGTCCCAGCTACCGTGTCGGACGATGTTCCCGCGTCCATCAAGTCAACCAAGGCTGCCGAGGAGTTCAAGAAACTTAAGGCAGAGCGAGATGCCGTTCGACAGGAGCTTGAGACGCTGAAGAAAGCTCCAGCAGTCAACGAAGAGTACGCTACTCGCCTAAAGACCATTGAGGAGGAAAAAAAGGCGCTTTCGGAGCAACTTCGACTACTGGACATTGAGCGGCATCCTGAATTCCAGCAGAAGTACAATAGCCGAATTGAGGCCACACATGAACTTATCAAGGTTTCTGCCGGCGAAACTGGAGAGCTACTTTCAAAGCTTCTTCGCGTGCCGCAGAACGAAACCCGAGATGCCCAGATTGACCGAATCATTTCGGAGCTTCCACCATCCAAGCAGGCCAAGGTGGGGGCATTGATGGCTCGTATTGACGAAATCAGTACCGACAGGAACAAAGAACTCAATGATGCCAAAACCAGATACGAAAGCGTCATTCAATTGCGCCAACAGGAAGCTACCCAGCAAGCCGAAGCGTCCAAGCAGGCTTCAGAGCGCACTTGGAGCACAATTAAGGAATCGGCTCGCGCCCTTGAAGTCTTTGAACCCAAGGAAGGTGACGAATCTTGGAATTCTGAGGTCAACGACCGGGTAGAACTGGCCCGCAGAATCTTCAACGGAGAGAATGACGAGGCTGACTTGGCTAAAGCTGCGCTGTGGGCGGCTGCCGCTCCAAAGTACCGCGAGTTACTGCATGCTCAGATGGCACTGAACGGAAAGCTCCAGTCTGAATTGAACAAGCTCCGAAACAGCGAAGCCAAGGTGTCAACCAGCACCGAACCCGGACGTAAGGCTCCCGTCAACGATGGACCAGATGCGGGGGCGAACGACTTCGTAAAGCAGTTTATGAAAGCTAGAAACGGAGGTTAACGAGGCAACTGAAGCTCAAGTTCAAGTTGGTTAATCGTCTTGAGGCTGTCTCGGACCCATTCCGGGGCAGCCTTTTTTGCTGCCTCAAAATCAGGTCTTTGAATCAGTCTTTGGCTGTTGTGTAGAACCGGTCCACGGGTCGCGCACCCTGCTAGGACCATCAATAGCATCATCAACCTGCTGATCTTTAGTAGCTTTGAGTTCAATGGCTTCCTTTTTTGCCTGTTCCAGATCGTGTTCCCGCCAGGCTTCAACAAAATGCCCCACCAGCGATTCAATCGCCGGCAGGGCTTTAAGAGCCGCAATAATGGCAGCCAGAATGCCCATGAATCAGGAAGCAGTTGGCTTCTTTAGCAATGCACGCCCAATCGCATAGATCGAAAGAACGGCAGCAAGTGAACTATCCACGCCAAACGGAAGCGGCTTTCCTGTCAAAATTGGAACAATCGCGTTAGCCAGTCCGAAAGCCACTACGAGCCAAAACTCAGTGGTTTTGTAGCCGGTTTTGATCGCCGGAATGGCGGCCTGCACGTCGGCCACAATGTCCTTGATGTGAGGAACGAGAGTCGGCGAGAGCGCGGCGACGGCGGGAATACCACCGGACTTGTACGCGGCAATGCCGTTTTTGATGTCGCTGACGGCAATGCCTGCGTCACCAACCAACTTAGACACGGACGGGTCAACGGAATTGGTCGAAACGGCTTGGGCGGGAATAGGATTATCGGGCATAAACTGATTTTAGTTGTTGGTTCTAATGTCTTTCCAAAATCGGTACGCATACCACGCAAGCCCAAGCACAACCGAAATCAACCCAAACAGATGGGTCAATTCAGTGATCTGGGTATCGTGAGTGTGGATCCATTGCATAATGACTCCGCCAGCAATGGGCACTGATGCTTTTGCTGTATCCATGGCAATGTCTTTATGCTGTTCCATAAGTTTCAAAGCGAGAAGAAATTATAGTCCTTACTCACCTTTAGGTTCTGCCGCAGCCGTGACAGAGGAAGCCTCGGCAAGACTACGATTGTATGCCTGTGCCTGTGCCGCAAGATCATCCACAATCGGAATCGCAACGCGAGCGGTTTGAATACCACCAGCGCGAACAGCCATTTCCAAGAGTTGAATCACTTGGCTGGCCTGAATTTCTGTTAGAGAAGCTTTGAATTCCATATCGAGAAAATTGTGCACCAACAAACCGCACCAAGTCAAACCACTTGAATAAATGTGGCGGATTTGTACGGAGCTACTGTCCCTGGCCCACCAACCGAAGTCAAATCAAGAACCGATCCATTAGCCGGATTGATTACGGTCATGACTTCGTTTCCTCCTGACAGTTCCAATTTTTGAATCAGACCGACAATTGAGCTTCCTCCGTTGGTCAATGTAACCAATTCACCAAACGAGTACGCGGCAGGGTTGCCGAGCCAAGAGGTAGCCCCATTGCGCTTAATTCGGCCCGTGGCAGCGGTTTCAATCGCGTAAGTATCTCCAACGATACCAACATACCCTTGAGCCGTGATAACATATTCTTTGTGCGCTCCAACACCAGATACATTGGTCCACACTCCATCTCCAAGAATCAATTCTGTGCCGGTAGGAAGTCCAACATTTGAAGTCCACCAAGTCCGATTGGTTCCGTTCAATCCCTGATACGATCCAGAGACTCCATCAATGCCAAAGTTGTTTCCATTGCATCGAATCTGGATATTCGCTGTGTACCTGTTTGCTGCTACATTTTTGATTTGGAAGCTACTGGCTCCATATACATTGCAGGCCACATTATCGTCTATGTTAAGAGTCAGTCGATAGACGCTATTGTAATCAGAATTTCCAGTACTAGAACTTGAAGCATCAATTGTTAATGCATTTTTAAGAACATACACAGTCCCTGAACATCCAGTTACACCAACATTGGCACCAACATTTGCATAGGTAAATGCAGCTATCCCATCATAAGCATTGATGACTGTTGCAAATTGAGTATCGAATCCTGATCCAACCCCACTAATGCACACAGTATCTCCAACCACCATGCCAATCGATCCATGAGGTATGGTTACCGTTAGAGCAGCAACATTTGCATTTCGGTAGTACGAAACAACAGACCATGTAGACATTGATAATGGAGCAACAATTGAATTGCCTTTAACATTCAGCGTGGCTGTTGAATAAATGGAACAGATCCCGTTGTTAATGCTGTTACCAATAACGTCCAGCCTGGAAGAGGATGTCAACTCGTATGGCTGAACGCCTCCTATGGCGTTGGATTGAACCTGTTGGTCCAAAAGCATAGATGCATACTCAAGAGAGTTTCCAATGATTGCGTAATCTCTGCTAGATTGCTGATACGCACCATCGTATCCGCTTCTAGCAACAAACCCCCACACATTTGCAGAATCACCGGTTACATTTGACACTTTATTTCCAATTGCAGACCAATTGCTGCATCCGTAAACAACAATTCCACCTTCCCCTGGTCTCGTGGGATAGTAATTTGCATTTACATCATCAACTTTGTTTCCTGACAATATAAAGCGATTGCAGTATTCAATGTGTATTGAACTGGAACAAGATACTATCTGATTGTCTGCAACGATCAAATCTTTCAAGCAATCTGTGGTGTTGAAAGGCAAAACATTGAACCCAGCCACTGCGATTCCAAATCCAGAAAAAGGGTCTCCAGAGTTGTTTCCAAAAACACCGCTTATTGAGTTTCCGATAATGACTGTATTACGGTCGTGTCCCGAAACATCATTTATCAGAATGGCTGAACCATTGTATATGTTTTGAAACTCGCATCCCTCAATCAATGTTGATCCAACATAATGCGATGACCCAGCTGTGCTTTCCCTCGAATATCCATAACCGCAAAAATTCAAAAACTTGCATCCAATTAAAGAAAAAGAATCAACGCTTCCATATCCAGGATCCTCACAAACCCAATACCAAGGATTATTTCCAATCCCACCGCCCTTAAAAGTAAGACCGCGACACCAAATGTTCCCGGTTGTGAACGTGAAAACTTTTTGTCCTGTGCCTTGAAACAGATTAACAACACCGCTTCCAAACGCTCCAAAATCACCAAGTAAAACAAATGTTATCGTTTTTCCTTGGTGGCTAATCAAAGTTCCATCAATTTTGAACACCGTGCCGGCTGGGACATTAACATCATATTCAGCATACAACCCGTCAGCGTTATCCAGCAAAAAAGTAAACCCATTTGGAAACAAGATGTTTTTGCACCCTGAATCCAAGGCGTTCTTAAGTGCCTGGGTGTCGTTGTTTGACCCATCACCAACGGCTCCATACATTCTAACGTCCACGAACTCGTTGTTTAGATCGGTAAATCGTGTTCCGTTCCAAATCTGATAAGCCTTGTTTTGTGTGTCTCCAATAATCCTGTTTACATCGTTCTGCCCAAGACCCATGGACAAGCGTTGAGGCGATGGAAGTACGGACAAATACGACCCCTCACCCGGTACTTTCCAGGTCGTAGGGGTCGGGTTGTACGGAGTAGCAGGAGTTGAAATTCCACCACTCATTGGGTTATTTTAGACCGAAGGAGGAACGTACGGAGGAAGAGGATCCTGTCCAGACGTAGGCCATGCGTCGGGAATCTGCATGATGTCGGTTACCTTTTTTCCCTCGGTAGGAGGCAAAACAAGGAACCGTTGGTCGCCAGCGTTAAACCGTAGTCGAAGGCGGTTGTTTTGGCCTCCGTCAATGACTCCAACCACGTTCGCTCCGAGGAACTGAGCAGCAGTTGCCGGATTTTGGCTTCCGTTATTGAACGTATTCACCAAGAACGAAAGCCCTGCAATTTGGCTTTCTGTAAGGTCTTGAGAAAACGAATCAGAATCGACTGAAACTGTAAGAGTTGGCATAAAAATTATACAAGAGTGAAGGTTTTGGTGGTTCCACCAACACGAAATAGAACATTTGTTCCATCAAACCACATATCACCACTCACTGGAGAGGTTGGGGCGGTTCCAGAAGGAATGTTAAAGCCAGTCCTTGTAGTAGTAGATGCAGAAGTTGTAAGCCCGCTAGTCATAGCTAATGCAGAGCTTCCAAATGAAGCTACATTAGTTCCACCAACACGAACAGTTAATGCTCTCGTTCCACCAGATCCTGATTTGTTCGTTCCAATGTAACAGGCGTTTGAAATCCACAATGCTTCAAACCACTCACCATTTGTTCCATCGTAAGCAAGGTTGTGAACCTGAATAGTTGAAACCGCTCCAGTAACCTTAACAGATGTCTTGAAGTACCCGTTGTTGAACCTCTTGTCAGTAGTCGTCGCGCCACTTCCAATATCAATACCACCGTCAGTCTGTGGGTAGATCTGAGTCGAGCTAAGGTTTGCTGCGGTGGTTCCGGCAACCTGGAAAGCGTAGCTCGCTGCATCAAAATTTACTGCACGCTGGGTTCCTGTTCCATTGTTTTTAGCCCCAATACTAAGCACGTTGGCGGCCCAGCTAAACACTCCTTTTTCCCAGTTTGTTGGAACGGAAATAGAATCAGTATTCCAAACTTCAAACGTTGAGGAAGCACCGAGAATCTGCGCGGTTGATTTGAAATATCCCCCGTTATATCGCGAAGAGGTTGTTCCAAGATTTAATCCCCCATCGGAGTATGGATTTAAATTGCCACCGCCCAATTGAAGCACGGGAGACCCGGCGATCTGGAAAGCGTAGCTAGCAGCGTCGAAGTTGACGGCACGCTGGGTTCCGCCAGTCGTTTTCGCTCCAATCGTCAAGACGTTTGCCGACGTGCTCCAATCGAATACTCCACGCTCGAAATTGGCTCCGCTGGTGTAGGTATTGTAAACGTAGAACGACTGAGCGTTTGTGCTGTTGCGGAACGCAAACTGATTTGCCGCTTCAAGTGCAAACAAAACCTGAGTTGCTCCAGCCGCAGCGTTGGTGAAGATTCCAACACCATCAGCACTGCATCCAAGACGAATTGAAGCAGTCGTGCTGGTTGTAGATGCCCATGCGGTTAGCCAACTGTAACAGTTTATGTTGTTAAAATATCTTCCAGCACCTGCTGAAGAAGAATCTCCAATGTCTGTACCGCTTGAAGATCCGGCTGGTGCGATTGCTGTTCCAGTATTAGCAACATTTCTTCCGAAATTTGCAGAAACAACACCGAGAGCAGTTAATGAAATTACGCCAGCAGAATTACGAAACAAACCCGAATTGGTTTCTGAAGTAAACGAATACGTTGGAGTTGAAGAGCCACCAGTGATTGAGTAAAAATACTGAGAAGACACAACTCCCGACTTATCTACCTTAAACTTGCTGGTTCCACCAATCTGCAAATCAACAAAAAGGCTGGCAGCATTGCTCGCCGTATCGGTAATGTTCAGCTTCAGAGCCGTCGGAGTGCCAGTCGTATTCCACGTTCCAGCCAAGTCAAAAACGGACTGCGCGTTATTTCCTGTAAGGCTGTAACCGGTAAGCGCAAATGCAGCGGTGTTCGCTGCGGGAGACATTATCAACGAGGTTCCTGTGAGGATTCCCGTCATTGTGTCGCCGTCAAGACGCACGAAGTTTTTCCAACCGCCAGCCCCAGTGTAATGGTCGAACCTCAACAGATCCGTGTTCCAACCAATAGTTCCCGCAGCGGCTCCAGCGGGACGACCTGCGGTGGACCAAGTGCCCAATGCCAACGGCGCGTTCACTCCAATCGTGGTGCCGTCATCCGTCAGCAGCGAGTTTCCAATGTTTGTCGCTCCGGTAAACTTGGAAACAAAGTTAGCCGTTCCACCGCCGTTAATGCTTCCGCCACCGCCACTGCCCGAACTCGGCACCGCTAGAAAGATTTTTCCAGGCATAAAATCAAAAATTAAGGAGCAGCGTTAAACTCAGTAATCGTGTAGCTCGGCGAAGTCCCGTTAACCGATACAATCCCAGTGTATCCAGTATTCGCGTAGAACCCTCCAGTCCCATTCGCTACCACTGTGCAAGCTTGAAGTACCATATCGTAATTGTTGGTCGTGCAGCCCGTTCCAAACTTAACAAACAACACGTTGGTTCCCTGATTTTGAATCTGGAAGTCCGTGCGATTCAGGTTTGCAGCAATCGCGTCTCCAGGTCCGCTCTTTGGCCCACTAGAACTGGTCGCCGTCACTCCGCCCGGCGCATTTCCTACACCCTCGGCAATGGCTGCCAAATAACCAAGAAGCGCCAATTCGCGCTCCCGAACACTCTTGCACCCAAAAGAACCTGCGGAATTGATAACCGTCTCAGCGGTTGAACATGCGATATTTGCCATAGATCAAATCCCTCCCCCATTCTTTCCGCCGCCGCGCATAGCCCCCATAGCCACCTGAACAAATCCGGGCCGGTCATCCGTCGCGTTCGACTCCTTCACGTCATTGGCCTTCTCCGAACCAATATCCGCATCTTGCCCCCCCAACGGATTTCCGTCCAACGCCATGATGCAGGCGCGTCCGTTCCCCTTAAGCTTCACCGTGGCAAGCGATTCAAACTGGGCATCGTTGGCCAGGTTCTCCGGAGTCTGAAACCCCTTCGGAATGTCGAATTCAGGATAGCTATACCCAGCGGACTTCTTCATGTCGCAATCATTCAACGCTATTCACATAAGCCTATCAATAGCAAAAAGCAAAAACCCCGGGATCAATAAAATGACCCCGGGGATGTTTTAGCTACAACTTAAGCACTAGCTCCTTATCCGTGGAGCAGGAAAATCCCCAGCTCCTTATCAGGAGCAGGTAATCGTAGTCAGGTTGCCGGCGCAACGCTTGAAGAAGATCGTGAACCCTTGGTTCGTGAAGATAGGCTCCGGAGCGTGCTTGAACTGAGCGAAATGACGACCCTTTGTGTCCAAAGGATCCACGCAAGGCACGCCCGAGTCCGTCTGGAACTTGTAGGCGCCCGTCACCCAGATCCACTCGCCCATGTAGTTCGTCGGCTTCCAAGCCAGATTACCCACCTGGTTCACAGGCCGGATCACATGGCTCTTGAATACCCAAGGAGTCGCAACAAACGCAGCCTCGTAAGGGGCTGTGGTCCAAGACGGATTCACCGTCCACTTGTACCCCTTGCTGAACGTGCCCGTGCTGGCCGACTTAACGAACGGTTCCACATAGGTGTAAACGCCCGAACCGTAGGTGAAGCGGGGCGGGAACAGATTCGGCACATGCCGGAAGTTCTTGATCTGACGATTTGCACCAATGCGCTTGAGCAACTGCGCGCCGGTACCGGTCTGAACACCATCGGTGCCCATGTCCGCGTAACGGAGGTCGGTGCGGAAGTCGCTGGTGTTCTGAGCAATGCGCTGAGAAGCCTCAAGCCCAATGTACAGCGGGAATACCGGCCCGTCCGAGGAGTAGCTGATAAATCCAGCCTCGTCCGGATTGGTCGCCCCGTTACGGATCATGTTCACCGCAACCTGATCCAACATTTCCTGAGTCAGTTCGCTAGTCGCCTGATTCAGCGCCTTGCCAGTGCTAGATCCAACCTTCCACGCAAACTGGTTAACACCGCTTGGAATGGTCGAATCAATGTCAAAACTCGCGTTGGCAACTGCCGACAGCGAGAACTTGCTAAACAACGCCTCGTAACGACGCTCCCAAGAACGCTGGGCACGAATGCTCAACTTCTCAAGGTACACATTCAGGAATGCCTCAATGCGATGATCGAAAGTCAGATCATCCTTACACAACTCAGGCCCCTGAAGGTTAAACTGCTCCGGAGACCAGTTCACCGAATCAAAACCCACGTCAATCGTGGTGTACGTCTGATCGCATGCGCCACCGTTGCTGCCATTCGCAGTGGTAACCGCCGACCAGTCTTCGCTCGCATCCGGCTCAATAGGCCCGGAAATAAACGAAGTCTGAGTCAAACCAGTACCCTGAGGATACTCGCCACGCTGAATCATGTTCAGCCACATCGAGCGATAACTCGCCCGCTTATACACATCCTGCGCCAACGACTGAGTCGCCTGCGCAAATGCGTCAAAAACATTACAACTCATAGGATTAAAAGGATTACTGACAGTTTCCCGCCTCGATTCGCATGCACGCGCATGCATAACCTCAACGGATCATTTCCTCGGTAGGCCAATCCAAGGGGTTAGGCCAAATCCCGAGTTGCTAGACTCGGTATAGCGACCCGACACTCCTAATCCTAAGTAAGTTGGTCAAGATAATAAGGTTTCAACCAGAACACTTATTGCAAAGAATTTGACCAGTTGGTTGAATCTCAATCTGCATGATGGAAAATAGGTCATGGCAGCAGTCGCACTCCTCTAGGTAATCATCGCAGCTTTGGCCGTTCATAAAAAAGCTGAGGCCGCCCCATCGCTGAGACGACCTCGTTGCCTTTTATGCGCGTAGCACATAAAAAAACTCACCGCAGATTCGTCACCGGCTAGCGGGAGAGGAGTTGCCTGCGGGCTGTAAATTATAAGAAGTGCAGGGCGACGGGGCTAATCATTGGCGTGAGCACCACGTCGCCCTGAGAGGCAAACGGTTAGGGCCTCTAGTCAGGTACCGTAATCAGCCCTTACACACGAAAACTAGATCGCTCTGGAAAAGTGTCAAGCTGTCCCTTCCAAAATTTCTTAACCTCGGACTTGAACGACCGAAATCGCTTTACATTTTGACGCTCAGGCAAAATCGAAACACTCTGTCGATTCCCTAAAATCCAAAGCTCCGGCTTCCCGATATGCTTCCGTCCAATCTTGTGCGGCTTTGAATTCGTTGAATGCGGGTTTCCAATAGCTCAACCCTCAAATCGCCCCTCAACTTCCGTTCGGTTGGCCACTTCCACATGCTTGCTCGCTACCTCCGTCTTAACCACCACTTCCTGTGCCATCACCTTCACCGGCACAGGACCAGCCGCCACCACCGCCGCACTCGCACTCCCTCTCGCCTTTAATTTCAATGCCAAATCCAAATTGCTCGTTTTGTTGTTAGCCATATATCCCAGTCATCCTCCATTACTCAACCCCATCTCGTCCACCACTTCCTTCTCAACTCCCATCAACTTAATCTCCAATACCCGCCCGTCACCCCCAATCAATACACGCGCACAATCCAAACTAAACTTGTACTCAGTCGCCTTCTTGTCAGGCGGACCTATCACAAAACGAATGTTCTCGTATTTCTGGTCACCAACAGATTCATCACTCATAAGGTGCATAGGTTTTCGTTGCATCCAAAAGTACCAAAAAATTTCGTGGGGGCTATATTAAATCGACCCCCACCCTTGAGGGCCCCCCCGGCCCGGCTTCCTACACCTTTTGTCCTGGGAAAGCATTCTTTTTTGTTGGGTGACCGGTCAACTATTCGGCAATTGAATATAAGACCTATTGTGCGCCCTTATGGGTCGTCGACTGGTGGTCTATCCGGGAGGCTGGCGATTACACCGACCTGGACTTGCACTGTGGACGATGCGCTCTCCCATCCTAGCACCTGGGCCGAACGCTTGACCAGTGACCCCATTACGCTTTCCCGCATTCCTTCTTCTCGGATATCCTGTGGGTCATACTGCGCGACTCGGAGACTTGTAGCGAGGCTATCGGCTGCTAGGAGATCGCGGACGCGGCGTGATATATCTTCGATGGTTGCGTCGGCATTCTGAAAAATCTTGTGGGGGAGATTGGCTTGCTCCGTACGCATGCCCTTTTCCAGTTGCGCCAGATTCTC